GCCTCCATTTCTCCATTGGGAATCTGATACAGAATAACGCCCTTAATCTCGTTTGCTTCGGCTCTATCCCCGAAAATCTGAGCCATCATAAGGTTATTAGGCAGATACTTGTACCTCACTTCTTTAATGAGCGGCAACCCTATCGGGGCTTCACTTATCACGTGCAACGTCCATAGCCCATCCTCTTTAGATATGGTTACAAAGGCATTCTTATAGAGGAAAGAACCAACTTTATACACACCGTAATCATCCACATCGGTAAAATCCGCTTTTGCAGTTTCTTCCAGCTTTATTATGAAGTCGGGGCGCATACGCTTCTTTTTCTTCTTGAAGTATTCGGGATAAACCACCATGCCTTTGTTCTCTGCGTTGGCTTTCGCCAGCTTTGCTTGTAATTCTTCTTTATTCATATATCCATCATTATTTTAAAGTGTTCAAAATTCTTATTTTCAATTCTCGCATCTTCCGGGTAATGAGTAGCGTATTCGTACCACTCATTATAGCATTTTGGGCAAAACCATCGGTTCAATACAGCTACATAGTAACCAATATTAGAAGCCATATTGCAATTATCGCAAATGCCAAAGCCACCCAATTTACAAGCCAACTCCATTCTGCTTGCTTCTACTACTTTAAACCCTTTCGGATTATCTACAATCTTAGCCATATTAATATGTTGTTTCTTGATAACTTGAAGTAGGAACTTTCCCGGATAGGATAGCGTTCCCACACGTGATAAGCCCGTTATCTTCATCATAAGAGGGAACAAACACAATAACATCGAATCCGTTGTCTTTTAAATCTTCCTCCACGGCTTTGTATGGGGTAAACAGCTCATAGCCTCCGCTTGTATGCAAATCGTTCTCATCACAGCTATTTGTCCGGTGCAATGGGGTAATCTTACACATAAATTTATCGGGGTTGAAAAGCTCTCTCAAACGCTTTCCGTCTATATGTGTATCATCTGCCAAAGCAAAGTTTAAAGCGTATTTTCTGCCAACAGGCATAGGCAGCGACTTCCCAATTTCTGAAACTTCACCAAGTGAAAGCGAACTTCCAGAAAACAGATAATTTCTTTCTTCATCATTCGTTGTATTGATGGAGAATTGAAGTCCGGCATCACCCTTATAAAACTCGTTCTTTATGTAACACCACTTATGCAAGAACTCAACCAGCTTCTTATTTCTCTTTGGCAACATTGTGCTTATAACCGGGTGTACCAAAGAATCGCCTATAAACGGCTCTATGTCTTTCTTTATACAGATTGCATGAAGTAGTACATTTGCGTTCCATGTAGGCTCTCCCATACGTGCATAATGGATGTTTAGGCGTTTCGTGTGCTTCACTTCCGGGTGTTGCTTGATAGCCGTTAATGCTTCTTCTTTCAAATCATTAAAAGTGGCATTTCTCCCAATACCCACTTTGGGAACATCGCAGAACTTGCAGCCCATAGAACAACCGTACTGTGTGGAAATGGTAATCACCCATTTTTCAGTAAGAGGCATTGGCTCGCCATTGGGTACACCGTTCAAATCACGGGTAATCCCCAAGAAGTCCGCTTTGATATTAGCGTTCTTGCCATAATCTCCAACCGTAAGGAACTCCAACAGTCCCTTTTCACCCATAGCGGTATATATTTCGCCTGTAGGTACTACTATCTTCTTTTTAATTTTCATATTTTCAAATCATTAAAATGCAAATACTACTTTTTCGCCATTCATAGCCCTTTTTCGCAAGGTGGGGTATCGCTCATAAACCTTGTTAGCCATATCCTCAATGTCGAATTTGAAAGCCGGACAATACTTATATCTGAAAGCCGCATAAAAACGGTCATTCAGCATTATATCAATCATCAACGTTTTCATCCTCATCTAAATATTCTTCGTTTTCGTCTAAAAAAGCATCCAAAGCCTCATCGCAATATACACCCTCACATAGACTATCTGTCGTATGCTCTATTTCGCCCTTACGCCACGGACAACACCCACAAAGAACATCGCCCATATCTTCTTTTAGAGCCTCTCTATCTACCATGACACGGACATTTGGTATTAAACACATCTTTTAGCCATTGTTTATATGGACTTATCGGTTTGCCGTAGAAAATCATATTGGCTTTATAGCTTTCATACATCTTTTGGCGAAAGTCCGCAGGTATTTGCTTCTTTGCTTTCCTTAGTTTCATTTTGCACCTCCTTTCTTGTATTCCCTCATCGCTTGGCTAAGGCTTTCCGTCCTATCCAGCAGCTTTGCCAGCTTATCCACGTCCACGATAACCTCACCATCCAAATAAGCCCAAACTTTTCTCAGAGCTTCCGCAATGGCTTTTGCTTCTTTGGAATCTTTCAGAGAATTAAGAACCTCCTTATTGGTAGCTGTAGCCCTACCGTTTTCTTTGGCGTTATCCACAGCCGACTTTGCAGCCTTTACCTGTTCTTTCTCACTACCATAATTGGCGGCAATCTCCTTAGCTGCCTTAACCGACAATTCCCCTTTCATAATCCTTTCTTGAATATACGGGGGCAAATCCAGTAAGGAAAGGCATTTGCTTATGAAAGCCGGGCTTTTCTTGAACTTATCCGCTATCTCAACTTGGCTATATCCAAACTCTTCTTTGAAACGTCTGAACATGATAGCGCACTCGTATTCGGTAAATTTCTTACCCTCGTTACGCATCATCTGTTGAATATACAATTCTTCAGT